AAAATGTCAAAAGTATCTCCACCAGTATAAAAATTATCTAATGTTTTAACAACTACTTCACCATTAAAATTTAGAAATGCAGTTAAGTTGTGCATACTAAATAATGCTCTTAAAAAATCAAGAACTTTAATATCTGGTATTTGATTAATTAATTCAATATCAGAAGTTGTTTGTATAAAAGAAGGATTAGAAGTGTGTGTTGCTGTGTATGTATTAAAACCACCTCCTGAAGCTGTAACACTATAAGTTGTATCAATACTTAAATCAAAGCTAAATGATGTATTTGTTGTTATTTTGACAGCTAATCTATAAACTTGACCAACAACTAAAGCGTTGTTTGTTCCTCTACCATACGATATTGAAATGTTTTGTGTACCTGTAACAGCTTGAATAGTATTAACAACTTGATTTGATTCTAAATTAATTATTTGTGCAGTATATTCTGTTGATGCAGAACCTGATTCAGGTGTGATTGTTACATCATAAATAAATTTTGATTCAAAATCTTCTGCATATAAATAAAATTCATAAATACCTGTATTGCTATGAAATTCAACATCTGGGTTAGTGCCATCAAATTGTTGACAAACAACACTTGCACTTGTACAAGTAAAAGCAATATCATTTACTAATTTAAAATTAGGAGCAATTAATTTTCCTTTATTTCTATGTAGCCATAAATACAAATTATTCATAGCAGCAGAATCAAAAAACTCACTTGTTTTAAAAGTTATATTGTATTGTTGTTCTATTGCTTTTATAATATGTTTAACAAGTATAGCTGGTTTTAAATCTTCAGGCAATACTCCTCTTTGTTGGTGATGTGATGAATCAATACTTAAGTTTAAACCATTATCTAAATTATTAGTATCATCAAAAATATAACTTTGTGAATGTGCTATTAATGGATATATTACAGCATCGTTATAAACAACACTATCTACAGTAAAATTTAAACCATTTTCTAAACCATCTTTGACATTAGCATTACTTCCTGAGTGATTAAAATTACTTAACCATTCTAAACTATCAATTTTATCTTCTCCAATTAATTCAGTAAGTGTTAAAGTATCTCCAAAGAAAGTTACTTTATACATAGAAATCTCTCCATTTTTAAGTACAGCTTCTTCAAGTTTTATTTTACCAAACCTAAAATGTAAGTGGTTTAATTCTATTCTTGCACTACAAAATATTTGATTATCAAAACCATCTATATCAGGATTATACCAATGCTTAAAAATTTTGTTATTAGTTTTACTTGCTGGTAAATTAAATGTTCTACTATAATCAGTAAATATTTTTTCTATATCTCTTGCATCTTGAATAACTTGAGTTAATTCAATTAGTTCTTCTTCCATTAAGTCAACTCTTACAAAATCTTGAGTAGTTGTAGTATTTCTTAACTGTGGTTGTATGTATAGAATAACCTTCTGCATTATCTAATATTATTTACTAAAGCAAATGATTTTTCAAAGTTCATTGTGTAGTTTATTAACCTATCATTTAAACCTGTCTTTTTAGTAAATGAACTTTCTTTTAAATTAACTGGATATATGTTAGCACTTGAATCAGTTAACCAGATGTACTCACTAACCATTAACTCCTCAAAAAATGGATTCATTAATTCGTTAACAAAACCACTATTTAATAAAACAGATTCAGTAGCATTAGCATTAAATGTTTTTTTTGCGTGTGCTGTAGTTGAATATGTGTTAAATGTTAAAGATTCTTGGCAATCTTGTCCTTCTTCTTCTGGTGGGTCTAAATGCACGCTTCTTGCTTCAAATATACTTCTGTTATAATTCTCACTTCTATTTTCTAAACTATCTACAGATTTTTTAAAGAAAAATAAATCTTGTATAGCACCCCATCTATTTACAAATGTTATTTTGTTTACTGGGTATTTACATTCTTCTATTCTTGTTGTTAAAATAGTTGTGAAGCTTGATGTGTCATAAGTAACTTTAACTCTTGCAATATCTTTAATGTCTGTATCTGTAAATTGAGCAAATTGAATTTTTTGATTTTGATTAAGATTATCTGTAAATGTATCTGTTCTAACTGAAACACCATTACTCCCTACCCATTCAACTTGACTTACTCTTTCAACGTTTACTGGTATTGTTAACGTACTTCCTTTATGATATTCAAAGTGAGTTCCTGTTATCATTGCAATAGGTTCTGTTGTGTAGTTAACACCTTCTTTAAATGTGTTATAACCCTCTTGTGCTAAGTAAGTGTTAGATGTTACCGAACCAATTACAGTTCCATCTGATTGCCTTGCTGAAGTTGCTACAGTTACCCAGATAGAACTTTTAGCAGATGATGCAGAATAAGTACCTGTAAATATTTGTTCTAAGTGGTCGTTTACTATTTCACTAATATCAAATGAAACAGAGTTTTCAGCTCCTAATGGTTTTTTCTGTAGTGCATAAGTTGCATACAAATCATCACAAACTTCTGTTGATGAACTTAAGCCACCAAATACAGTTATATTAATTTGAAAGTAACTTAAACTGCTACTTGTTTGTTGTGGTGTTCTTATAAAAAATGGGCTTCTTGTTCTTATTATTGTACTCATTGTGTTTTTAAATTATCTTCTAAATAACCAGCAACTATATCATCTCCGTATAAATCTAAACCACGTTCAAATGGTTTTGTAAAAAATAATGTTGCTCTAATACCTTTGCTTTTAATACTTCTTGCAATTAAAAAATTTAATGATTGTCTACTTACAAACCTACCTTTACTATCTCTTGGCGCAATACCTTTTTTAATACTCCATTTATCAAATACTGAACTTGGTGGTTGTTTAGTAGTGTATTTAAATGGACTTGCTGAGCTTTCAGGATATGTTGATTTTGCACCCTTAACACCTTTGTCTATAAAAGTTCCATAATCTTCACTAAGAAAAGAAACTTTATCTCCTTGTATTTTATACTTTAAACTATTATATAGTTGTTTTGTAGCATTGTTTTTACCACGTGTTAAATTACTACGTGATTGTTGAATAACATACTTCGCGTATTTCTCTAATGCCTTTTTAAATTCACTCATTAGCAGTAAGTCATTTCATCTTTAGTACCAGCATTAAAAGTAACAGCCCAACCAGCAAGCATATTATCAAATCTTTCTGTAAATGGTTCACAGCTTGCAGTATCAATTACTTCAAATTTATCTCTATATAAATCACTCTTTTGTAATACTCGCATAACTCTTGTGGCTAATGCTAATTGAGTGTTTAATATATCCTGCCTATTATCATTACCTCTATATAAATCTGTTACTTGCTCATTGCTTATATCAACTAAATCCATAAAGAATATAGTAATGTTAAAAGTTACATAATTGTTGTTTATTGTGCTATTGTTAATCATTACGTGAGCTAATGGAAATAAACTCTGTTTCTTTAAATCAATATCAGCAATATCACCAAATGATATTTCATTGTTAAATGGTTCTGCTGTAATTACTTCTTTTATTTTATCTATTATGTTATAAAAACTGTTCATATTACTTTTATATATCTTGGTGTGTGATTACCTAAATCTTGTTCTATAAATTCATCAAGAGAATCAATAGCATCATCAAAATCCATATTATCGCGTTGAATTAATAAATCTAAACAAATCCAATAATCATAAATTGCTTGTACTGGATGATTTGCTGTAATACCTAAAAATGCTTCTTCAAAGCCATCAACTAAAATTATATGGTCGTTTTCAATTAATAAATTACGTTCTGTTAATTCTTCTAATATATCTTGCTTTGTCATCGTTGGCTTCTTTTTAATATTTGTTGTTCTAATTCATATTTATCTTTTTTAAATGCTAGGTGCATTAAGCAAGTGTGGAGTTTTGATTTGGTAATTTCATTGTATTTGAGAATGTTTCCATTAGTAAGTCCGTAGATAGATTGATACCATCCCCATTTTGCAGAGAATCCCGCAGATGCTGAGGTAGCTCTATCTCCTTCTGTGTTGCTAAATAGTTCAGGATAGTTTTCTGTAATTCGTTCTTTAAACTGTAAAAAAAAACAAGCGAACCAAATACAACATCTAAAGTAACTTCTGACATATCGTATTTATCAGAACTTTCATATTCTTCTATTAAATACTGTTGTTTCTTCTTGTAGGTTATTGGCCTATATAAAACACCAATTGCTTTGTTCATCTGCTCCCAATCTGCAAGGTAGGTATCTAAATCAACGTATTCACCAAATGATATATCATCCAGCTTTGGTATAAATCCAAACTCTTTATCGTTTAAAGTAAACCTATCTATAAATTTAGGTTCGTTATTAAATAGCTTTGTGAGTTCTTCGCAAATGTTGTTTATATCAGTAGCTTTTATTTGTAATACTTGTTTTAGTGGTATATTACAAAATATCTCTACCATCTTTTGTTGTAGAAATGAATCCAGTTCTTTACCCTCAGCAATCTTTAACCACTTTTGGTATTGCTTTAAAGTAACTTCATTAAGTGTTTCTGGTATGTTAATAGTTAACTTCATTTATATATAAACGTTTAAATTAGTGAATCGTTATATACAAATATAAAAAAAAGTAGGCAATGCTCTTTTGCAAATACCTACTTTAACCAAAACGCAAATTAACATTGGCTATAATTTGCTTATTTCAAATATAATTAATTATTTTTATTTTTCTTAAATAATACCTGTTTTTCTATCTTAGAAGAATCATAATATTTCTCAACTTGTTCTAATCTATATTTAACATCACCTATTTCTTCAATTATACTTTCTTCTAAATCTAACTTAGGTTTATTTAATTGTTGTGTAATTATAGTTGCTAATTCTAAAAGCTCCTCAACTAACTTATTATGTTCTCTTAATTCTTTACCTATATTCATCTTATCTTATCTTATCTAAATGCTTAAGGGTGGCTAAAGCACCGCTTCAATAAATGTGATATTCTCCTAAGTTAGGATTCTGTAATTGGTAGCTAACCGCATACCTCAACGCATCAATAGCGTGGTTAAAATTATCTACTGGTGTTTGTGATTTCTTTTCTAACCAACAATAGTTATTTAACTCTTTAATTAATTCTGTGCTATCTTCAGTAATTACTAAATCATAATCTTGTAATAAACTAATACCAAATGTTATACTACCTTGACCTTTGATAGCTGGCACAACATTACAATCTCTGCTAAGTTCTGTTATTAATCTTGGTTCTGCTGAATCACCTACTATTAAATTATCTGCTGCAAACTTTTTATTTAGTTGTAATATCTCACTTGTAGTTAATTTAGTTTGGTAGAAACATAGTTGTATATATATTACTTTATTTTCTTTATCTATGCTTGTTTTAACTAATGTTGATGGGTCATTACTAAAACCATAATCTTGGCCAAATACAACTTTGCCTACTTGTTTAAATTCTCCTATACTCCAATCAGTAAATATAACACCCTCAGCTTTATCCAGCCAAGCACCCTCAATTGTATGCTTGTACCTGTTTGGTCTTCTAACTTTCATTGTTTCTATCTGCTTAATATAGCTTTCTGAAAGATTATCTAAATTATCTAAATATGTTGTGTGAATGTATGTTGTATCTTCTTTAGTTATGTTACTACCAGCAGCAACGCCTCTATCTTCAAACCATCGCTTGTAAATGAAATGTTCTTTAGTTGTTGGATTCAATATTAGTATAACTCGATTCTCTTGTACTTTATTTCTTACACTTAAATCAATTTTATCAAATATATCTTCATCATTTAATTCTTCTGCTTCATCCATTACCCACGTAGTAATGCCAGTTAATGATTTTAGATTTGCAGTTTGGTCGCCTGAGCTGGTTTTAATACCTCTAAATATTATCTTGCTACCATTACCTTTATTTATTATTTCATCCTTTGTTATTTTGAATTGGTCAATAACTCCAAGTAGTTCTAACTTTTCTATAAACTCAGGTATGATACTAATACTTGCAGCCCTAAGCGTGTATCTTGTAAATAATATTGTATGGCCAGCTTGATAGGTTAAAAGTAATAGAACAGAGTTAACAGCAAATGATTTACCTGAACCTCTACCACCAGTTACAATAAAGTAACGTGCAAATGATTCATCTAATACTAAATACTTTTTATTGAGCTTTAATCCGTGCAATGATGTTTCTGAAATCGTGGTTTACTTCTTCTGTAGTATTTAAATCAACAGTATCTTTTAAGTTACCATACAAATTATTATATATAGCATTAAAAGCATTTACATCACCTTTATCAATAGCTTTATTAACTAATGCTTCAACCATTAAATACTCTTTACTTTGCCAAACTGCTTTACCATCTGCATCAACTTTCTTAACCATTAAGTTAAGTATTTCTTTGATAATTGTGCTTCTATTCTTAGCACCTTTTGGTTTGCCTTTTGGGTTACCAGATTTACCTTTTGTCCATTGGTGTTTTACTATATCTTCTTTTGACATTTGCTGTTGTATTTGTGCTGTATTTTTTTAAAAATACAATTAACTTTTTTTCAATTGCTTTTACTTTCTCTTTCGTGTTCATATTCATTATATAATCTTTTCATAGTATTAACTAAATCTTTTACACAACTGCCACAGCTTGATGGTTTTTTGTTGGTGTTAAATACTCTATTATGAATCTTTAATAATTCTTTTTGTTCTATATTGTTAACTATGTTTTTATTTATTGAGAAGAATCCTTTTAGATATATATATTCTTCTTCATTTAAACATTCTACTTTGTATGGAAATAATTTATTTAGTTTTTCTTTTCTCGCATCACATCCGCAATCTTTACCTAACTTGTCAAATATCCAATCAGTAGCTTGTTTTATACCTGTAGCTTTTGTTATCTTTTCTACTGTATCGCCTAAACCTTTACTTTTCATTTTTAATATATGCTATTTTTAATAATACTAAGTAACCTATTAAATCAGTTAATGTATCTTCTGTTTTATCATTTAAACCTTTGTTTTTAATTCTTGCTAACTTGTCATCTATTCTTACTTTAATAGCTTCAATAGAATTTAGATTACTAAATACGTTTGATGGATTATTTGCAGTATCTCCGTAAGCTGCATTTTTTTCTAATAGTAAATCAATTACTTCTTCACCAATCTTTTTAATTAAGTATTCAGTTTTCATTAATTTTTTTTTTAATCTCTTTAATACAATTGTTAATTGTTCTCCATACAACTACGTGTGATATGTTAGTAGCTGCGGATAGTTTCCTTATGCTGTGAAATTTTTTTCTGTATAAATTAAATAATTTTCTATCGAACCAATAAAAGCTATCTACTATTTCATCAACTACTTTTTCAATATCTACATAAGGTTCATTATCTGCTTCTATAATGTTTTTTAGTTCTTTATCTATTAATATATCCTTGTCGTTTCTTATGTTGTCAATAAATATATTGTGCATCATCTTATATATAAACGCTTTATTTAAAGAATCGTTATATAGAATATCATTAATTTTTACTTTACCACTATCTATTTTACTATGTAAAGCTATGTAGAAATCATGTAATAAATCTTTTGCTGGTACTTTGCTACTGCTGCTTATTTCCTCAGCCATGTTAAGCCAAGTTTTTTCATCTCTTATTAGAATGTGTAGTATATTATCTACTTCTGTATTCATCTAATTCAAGAAGTAAATTAACAAAGTCATCATATTGTAATGCAACATAATCTTTTTCAAAGTTCTTAGTAAATACAACTAATGGTGTTTTTAATGTTCCTCTTGCATCTCCTTCGCTTTGTTCTAATGCTTTCCAGATATTTAATTTTTCTTGATTCTTACATTCCCAGCTATACTCAGATAGTATGCCAGATGTAGTTAAAATATCACCTTTAATACTTAATCCGCCACTGTTAGGTGTTCTTCTAATATTAGTATCAAATTTCTTAGCTAAATCTTTCGCGATTCGCAATTCAAAACGTTTGCCTTTCTGGTTTGAATTTAAACTCATATCTTTTCAAAGTGTTTTCTAATTTTAGCACCTAACTCGGCATCATTAGGATATATCCTACACAATAGAGCAATGTTATACTCAACAGGAGTATTAGGGCTAATATAGTACGAGTCCTTTGTTTGTCTGTACTCATTAAGCGTTCGTTTCTTTTTATTTAAATTTTTTTTCAATGATGTGTGTTACTATTATACCTAATATAAAACAGGTTAAATGTGTTATTGTTAATAATAATGTTATATACATAATTTATAGTTTATTTTTTAAAAGTATTAAATTTTTTCTTAAGTTCTGCAGTTTCTTTGTAAGCTTTTACATTTTGCATTGTTAACAAACTTTGTTTTTTATTTAGTTCATCAATTTTAAACCTCAGCTCTAACATACATTTTAAAGCGTCTTGGAGCGTTTCTACAGCTTCTAATTTGCTTTGTGTTACTTTACCTACCTTTAAACCCTCTTGAGCTTTTAAAAGTAATATTTCTAATTTGTTCTTTGTTATTGTATAATCTAAATCATTCATATTAAAACATTCTTAATTGGTTTTTATGTTGTTCTATTCTTTCTTTTGCTATTTTATAAGCACTTTTATCTAATTCAATACCTATAAAATTTCTATTTAATTTTTGACATGCTATACCTGTTTGACCTGTACCCATAAATAAATCTAAAACAGTATCTCCCTCTTTTGTGCTTAAAGCTATACATGTTTCTGGCAGCTCTAAAGGAAAACCACTATGGCCATATTTGCATTTAGTTTCTTTTCTACCAAAAGTAGATATAGTTTTTTTACCACTATTAAAAGGTATTTCCCACACATTGCCTACATTTTTAGTTTTGAATATATGTGGATTTATTTCGTATGCTTCTTTCTTGTTTAATTCAACACCAGCAGAAGTATGTCTTAACATAAATATATATTCACATTGATTTGTCAATTGTCTTGTAGTGTTTGCTGGTTGTTGATTATATCTATACCAAATTATAGTTTCGTGCAATTTATACATTAAGTTTTCAGTTGCTATATTCATTATTTCAAACGCTCTAATAGTTATTTCACTATCATTTATGACATTTAAATAAAATGTTCCATTTTTTTTTAAAACTCTTTTACATTCTTTTAACCATTTTTCGCACCATCTTAAGTATTGAGAATATGAATTAAAATATGCTTCATAAGCAAACCCTTTCCAATAAGGCGGGGATGTTACAATGCAATCAATAGATTTATCTTTTATTTTATTTAATTGTTTTAAACAATCTTCGTTTATAATATTCATTGTTTTAAATCTTCTGAATACAAAAATAAATCACCCATTTTTTTATCTAATGTTTTTATAGTTCTGTATATATCTACACTTTTTCTTTTAACTTCTTCTTTCTCTGCTTTAGTAGAATCAGTTCCTAAGTGCGCATATAAACTACAATCTATTTCAAGTAATTTATCTATTTTTTGTTTATCAGTCCAAGTTTTAAACTCTAAAAACTTTTCTATGTCTTCATATTTATATCTCATTGTTTTTGTTTTAATACGTTATTACCACCAATTGTAAAACCTAAACCACTATTGTAATCAAAACATAATGGTTGGTCAAGAGTTGGTGTTCCTCCTGTTTCTTTGTCTTTAATTTTTTCTACTCTTACTTGTGTTAGCATCCAGCTTTCAGGTGAATTAATAAACCTGTGGATACTTAACAGAGAATCACACCTGTTGGCAAACACTTGGCCTCCCTCAATATCTGATTTTCTTGGTGGTTGGATATAACCAGCGTATTCGTGATTTGGTGGATATACTCTTCTTGCACTTTCTGTCATTGGATGTGTCATTACATAAATAGCTTTACCAGTAGTATTGCAAAACTCTCTTATATCATTGCAAATCAAATAGTTACGCTCATATTGATTAACTCTTCTATCGTGGTTTAATCCTGTGAATGGGTCAATTGCACAAGCATCACAATTACTTTCTTTAAATAACTTTAATAAATCTTTATGGTTATACATTTTTTTATTACTAACAAAAGTAAACCACTCTGAAATTTTATCATTGTATTTATCTATTTGTGGTTTAGTTAATTTAGTTAATTTACATTGTGCATACATTTGTATTAAATCTCTTGTTAACTGTCCTGAGCTATTTTCTCCGCTCCATATACACCACTTAACATTATGTTTAACACTTAAGCATAAAAAGTACCATAACATAAAATTAGTTTTACCAACATTATCAAGCCCAACTATCACTGTAAACGAGCCGCGTTTGTGAACATACCACTTATCTAACTCGTTACCGATTTCTAAACCACGTTTAATTTTACCTTCTTTAAAAGCATATAAGTATTTTAAGTTATCTTCTTTATTAACTATCATCTTATAAAATTTGTAGTTAAATAAGGGTCTTTATTATCTTTTCTTTTCTCTTCTTTTCTTAATGCTTTAGCCCTGCTTAAGCCCCCCTTCTTTCCGTTGCTAACATTTCGCTTGTGTTCTACTAACCTTTGCTTGTATTGTTCATCTAACCATTTAATACTAATAGTTTCATTATCTATCTTAAATAATTCAGCATCTACTAATACACTCCATTGTTTAGGTATTAATGTTTTAATTTGTTTTCTTGTAACATTACACTCTTTGCTCCAGTAGTAGCAGCAAACTTTCATAAATGCACCTTGCACATCTAAGTCCATAAATGATATTGAGCCAGTAATCCATTGGTTAGGATAAAATTTAAAGTATGGTAATTCTTTCATAATATAATTTGATTAAAATTTAATAGTTTGTTTGTTTCTAAAACGTAACTATCTACTGTTAAATAGTTTACATTTTTTTTAAATATAAAATTATTTTTATTAAATAACATTTGATTAGTTGCAAAACCCTGAAAAGTAAATTTTCCTTTTTTATCCATATAAAATTTTGCAAATAAATCTATGTTTGATTTTGAATAACTTGGTGTCATTAAATACTTTTCATTCTGGCTTGTCTTAACATCTACTGTAAAACCTTTTAGTATTGCATCACCATTATCTGTTTCTTTAATTTTAGATGTATTATTAATTGTGAAATCTGGAAATAAATTAAACCCTTTACAAAATAAAAATTCACCAGCAAAACCAAGTTTATTATTTCTAATTCCTTTTTTATTGTTTGCTTGACCTTTACCATCAAGATTAGATTTTTCTTTATTTAATTGTCTTTTTTCAGCTATAAGATTAATAATATCTTTTTCAATATCAGATAAAATAAAATAATCATTGATATTCATAATACGCTTTGTTTTTAGCTTCATATTTATAATATGCAAGTAGCTCTTCTTCATTAAGTGATTCTTCTATATATAGTTTATCAAATGTGAAGGACACGTTTTTAATGTCCTTCACTTCTTCTTTTGGTTGTATATAATCAATATACTTGTAATTTTTCTTTTGTACTTTATATGCTTGTACTAAAGAAATGTATTCTATTTTATACTTCTTTGCTATCTCTGGCATTGTGTATCCGTTCATTAACATATTTTGTATATCCTGTGAAGTTAAACCCAATGCTTTCAAGACCTTTGATTGCTTCATTATATTTAAAAGGGTAAATCGTTTGAAGTATTACTTGCTTCAGCTTTAGGTGCTTCTGTATCTGGCTTCCAAGTATCTACACTAATACTTACATCTTTACCATATTGGTCAGCTTCATCTTTTAAATTAATATTTAGTTTGATGAATTTGTTACCATTATACTCTTGTATGTAATCAGCTATTTTAGAAGGATTAATAGTTACTTTTAACCATTTAGGATTCATAATTTTACCACTACCACAATATATTGTTTCTTCTTTTTTATTCATTGTTATTTGTTTTTATTGTTTATACATAAGACCTTACAGTTCTATTTGTTTTTTCATTAGTTAAAAATACATCATTCATACCTAAAACTTTTTCTCCATTTTTAAACATAAAATTTAAATCTTTATAAAATATTTCGTGTTCAAATGTTTTACCTAAATAATTATAATCTAAAATTAAACTACTTTCTTTAAATTTTAGTACATTACCATACCAAGTGCCATAAGGCATATAATCATCATAAATATGTATTGCATAAGTTATATTATTATCATCATTATGGTCGTGCATCATACATATTAAATTTTCATACGTATCTTTATGTGTAAATACAAAACCTGATATTATTTCTTCTTTATTCATTGTTATTTGTTTTTAATTAAAATTTGTAGGTTATTCCTACAGCTACAAAAAACCCTCCTGTAGCTATTGCAAATGTATTAGGATTTAAATTTAACTTCTGCTTATGCCACAGCATATTAGTTGTTCCAGCAGTCATTAAAGATAAACCACCTATTATTGCTAACTTTTTCATACTACTTCCTCCACTTCTGTTTTTACTTCTACAATATCACTTGAGTAACCCTGAGGTTCTCCATCCCACTCTTTAAACTTATCTGTATAATAATCATAATCCATCCAACCTTTAAATAATAAACTATCATCTAATTTATATATCTGAACATTAAATGGCATTTTAGTTTCTATTGCTACTATATAAACATCTGTATCTTTATCATATTGGTCTTGATACATTGCTAATTGCATTTTATAATCATTATAGTATAAATCACGTTCAAAGCGTTTTCCAGCATCATTAGTAGTTTTTATATCTACTATACACTTCTTGCCGTTAAACGTTGTTAAAAGGTCTGCAAAGCCCTTAAAATTAACATCTTTATGTTGCCACTCTAACTTAATTTCTGTTGCTTCTTTATTCTGCATCATTTCAGTTAGTACAGGATGTAACATTGCATTGTTAATTATTCTATTTGCATCATCTAATTCTTGTTGTTTAATTAGTATTTTACCTTCGTTTTGTTCTTTAAATTCAACCCATTGTTTACCAGCTCTTCTTGCACCTTCAAATATTGCAAACTCATTATTAAATGTATCTGGTTCTAATAACATCTTGTGAATTAAACTACCAAACTGCATAGCATCAGTAGTTTTTAGTTCTTTATTCCAGTATGCTAATAAATGATTAGGGGATTTTTTAAACTGAGCTAAAGATGAATAACTTAATCTATTTTTTTTCATAATATAGTTTTTGATTTATTTGTTTTTGATTATATCTGCTAAAACTAAACCTAAAGTAATACATAGTAAAACTAACTGCATTACTTCTATTGCATTTGTTTCTATCATTGTTTCTTGAAATTATCTGCTTCAGAATCTGAGTATATTGAATACTGATAAGCATCTATTAATTTTAAAACCAACCTATCTTTCAATCTCTTTTCCGCCATCGCAAAAGGATAAGGTGCTTTACAATTTTTTGGTGATGCTTCGCCTGTACTCCAAATAACTTTGTTTCCTCGTTTTGCATCTCCTACTATTGCAACATCTTGGTTGCTATCTCTATAAATTGTAGGTGCGCCAAATTGTATGTTTTCTTTTGCTGCTATTTTTTCGCAAGCATCGTGTGTTATTATCCACATACTTTTTGTACCTCTTTTTAATTCCCAAAAGTCATCTTTTGATAAATCATATTTTTGTGCTAATTCTTTAATTTTCATAGTTTCTAATTTTTGTAAATATAGTTTTTAATTGTTTCATTCTTTGTTTATTGTATTGAATTGCAATAGTTTTTAATTGCTTTTCAATGTTTTCTAATTGTGAAATAAATGTATCAAATCTATGTTTATGAATTTCTAAATCATTATTTGATAAATCTATTCTACAGATAATACGCTTGTTCCAATTCACTCTTATAACTAAGTTTCTTAATCTATCTTGTAAATATCTGTTAGTTGTATATGCCCACCAATGATTAATGTTTTCATTGTAGTAGTGTTCGTTGTGAGGGTGTGGATAGTGTATCATAATTCGTTGTATTGTTCCATTAATTTTAATAATACTTCAGAATAAGATTTATGCCCATTCTCTTTGCATTTACCTTGAAACTTAACCAGCGTTTCTATTTTTTCTGCTGGTACGTAAAAGGTTCTTGTTGTGTATGATATTTCTCTACTCATAATTGTTTGTTTTTTTTATTTGTTTTTGTTTTTTTTATTTATAAGCTTCTATAAAATCTTTTATACGATTAATATCGGTTTTTAAAGTAAGTTCTTTAAATGTTAAAGAAGAATTATCTTTATTAATTATACTTGTATCTAAATTTTCTAAAATACGTTCTAACCTAAATTCTAAATTTTTAACATCTCTTTGTAAGTGTTTATAAGTTATTGTTTTCATAATATATGTTTTATTTTTTAATTATTTTAAAAAGTTTTACGTTGTTCGTCAACTGCTTTTTAAGTTTATGTTTGTAAATATATATATAATTATAATACAAATTACAAAACACACTAAAAACTTTATTAACAATTAAATGTTAATTCTAAAATAAATGTGTAATTCTGGCTACTTGGCCATTACGTTTAGAGAAAATAAAACCCTCTATTGCTTGGTTATTAGAAGAAGTATAACCCATTTTATGATGCCAAGAATCCGCTGGTGATGGGCTTCTAAAACTTTCAAGTGTGCAACCTACTAAATCTTTATTACCTATCTTGTGATGAATATGATGTGTAAACATATATCTGTATTTAGTTCTACTCCATTCAGAACATTCATCAGCCATTAGTAAAGGTAGTAAATCCCATTTAGCACCATCTCCGTGTGTGCTACCAATTAAATTATCATAATAAGTATAATACTTTCTATGCTGTAAACTAATATCAAAAGTTATATTCTTGCTATTCCTAAAGTATGTTGCAATAGTATCTGCTAAACAAAAACCAGTTAAGTAATCGTGGTTACTACTATTATAAACAACGTGTAAATCAGGATAAAAAGAAACTAATGTTTCTATAATATTTATATATAATCTTTTAGCTATATGAAAATGCTCAAAAAACATTCCATCAACATCCTGAACAGTTCCTTTTGTAGTTTTACCGCCACTTGGTGTGTCAATATGCATTACATCATTGCCTATACACAATACTAATTTATCTATATTAAAACCATTACTTTTTTGTAGTATTCCATCAATAGCTTCTAAAGTTCTTTGTACTGCTATTTGCTTGTTGTATTCTTCGCCACTTACAAAAGATTTACATAATTTACCAATATGAATATCAGCTGGTGATATTAACAAGCAGTGGCCATCATTTACCTTAGGTTTAACGAGCTTTTTAAAGTTTGGAGAGTATTCCTTTAAGTCGCTTAATAATTGTTTCTTAAACTCTTTTAAATCGTTTTGCTTAAAATTAGGATTCTTAAAATATAAGCTGGCTTTTTTGTTCTTTATCCAACCGCTGTGTATGTCATTTGGGTTTAAACCTTCTGCTTCTGCTTCAAATTTTAATCTTCTATAATCGTTTATAATTTGTGCTTCATCTGGGTTTAAACGATAACGCGGATTGCCTTTATCTTTGAATCTTTTTTTGTGTGATTTCATTTAACAATTTTGTTAAATATAATAAAAAAAATTTATCTGCCTTTTTTAGCTATGCTTCCAAAGTAGTAACCAACGATTGATAAAACGATTCCTTCCACTATTCCTGTGGTGTGAATCATTAGTTCTTTATTGTGCTCTGGTACTTGTAAAAACACTATTGCAACTAATAACAGAACAAAACCACCTAAGCCAACAATACCTGTAAAATTCATCATCCAATCATCACTACCAGCTTTAACCATTTCAACCTCTCTTTGTCTTGCTGAATCTCTATCTTCTACTTCTAACTTATAAAACTCTACTAACCTATTATGAATTTCTTGCTTTTCTTCAGATGTTAAGTCAGGGTCTTTACTAATAAGATTCTTTACTATACCAAGTGTTCCCTGTTCTGGCAACACATCACCAACAACAGCAAGTATTTGAGGTGCTTTTTCAGATAAAAACTTTCCTATTTTAGTATCTTTTATTTTTTTCATCCACTACAACTTTCACAAGTTTCATCATCTATATTGCACGTTCTTTCTGGTACTGGTACATTCTCCAGTTTTTTAATTAATTCTTGTAAGTTAGTTTGATTGTTTTTTTCCATCTGCTTTTTTTGATTTAGATTTAACTTTTTGTGCTGCTGCACTTCTTGGTTTAAAACCTTTTGGTTGAAACTCTAAGTATTCAACTTCTGCATCAAAGCAAGGACATTGCTTCATAAATTCCCACTCATCAATCTTACCATCTTTATTTTTATCTGGTGATAAATCTCTATGCCCGTGAATAGTAGCTTTTGGATATTTTGCTTTAAGTTGTTTAATTAACTTAATTAATAATTCTTTTTGTCTTGGTGTTCTTGTGTCTTCTGGTTTGCCAGTTTCAGCATTTAAACCGCCTACATAACAAATAGCTATTGCATTAGAATTATGCCCTCTTGCGCTTGCTGGTGTTCTGTAAACTGGTCTGCCAAATTCAATACCTGAATTAATTACATAGTGATAACCAATATCACTCCAGTTTCTTGGCGCAGATGTATGCCATCTTTTTATAGTGCTTGCTGATATACTATTGCTTTTTGTTGCGCTACAATGTATGTGTATTTCTTTAATTTCTCTCATCTTTTTTAATTTTAGATTTTACTCTACGTTTTGCATTAAGTATCAACTTCTCTTCCATTCTTGCAACCTTAACTAATAGTTGTGTATTTTCAGAAATTAATACTTCAATCTTTGCTTCAAGTTCTGTGATTTTATTTGTAAGTGCTTCTATGTTTTGTGAATATACACTAAACTTTCTTTCAGATTTAGTTACTCCAATATCCATTTTCTTTTTCCATATGCTCCAAACTTCTTTTAATCCTATTGCAGAAATTAAAGCAGTTACCGCCATTAATAAATTGTGGTCATCCATTCTTACACTTTTTAAATAATTCATTCTTCAGGCATTGGCTCTGACCAAGCATCGGTTGCTAATAATTCAAGAGCTTGCGTTTGGTTCATAACATCTCCTACAATTGGTAAACTACCATCAGTAACAAAACTTGGTGTAACACTATAAGAAAGTAATCCTTGAGTGTTTGCTAAGTTTCTTCTCATACTTTGCGCAGAAGATTGATTAACCTGAGAAAAAAGCACTTTATCTGTATTGCTTAAATCTATTACTATATAACTTCTATTATTCATTTTTATTTATTTAATATTATTAACTTGGTACATCTGTTGTTCTGTCTGCTATATCCATATTTACTGATAGAGCATTTGCCGAGCTTCCAAATGCATTGCCCACTATCTCATCTCCACCCATTCCAGAACTCAAACCATTAGCTGAACTTCCTACTCCGTCCACAATGTCCGCTTCCGTCATATTTGCAGATGTTCCATTGTTACTACCTTTTTCATCTAATACAGTCCAGTTAGTATTAAAAGAACTGTTACTTCCTAACTGCCACCAGCTTATTAAGTTTGAATATGCATCT